GAGCAGCGCAATATTTGGAAATTCTTGGCGAGACCCAAGCAGGTAAAGAGCACCTTGAATACCTCATGGACTATGACCTCCCTGAGTACAAGCGCATTAAAGCCATGCAGGATGAAGTCAAGACGCAAGCCCAAAAAGCGCTCGCAGATCGTCAGGCTGAAGAAATAAAAACAGCCATTTCGATGATCGAGGACAAATTTCCAAGCGAGTGGGTGAAGACCGAAACCCGACAAAAATTATTGGAGGACGGCGCAAAGTTCTTTGAGTCTATCGGTATGACTCCGCAGGAAATCGCCAGCGTAACCAGTGGGCCAGCGTATATCGCGGCAATCAAGGCTAAACGCTACGACGACCTGATGAGAAAAGTCGAAAAGACAAAAGCGGCGCCGCCCAAAAAACTAACACCTAAAGTCGCTCAAAAGCCAGCGTCAAAAGCTCCAGCGGAGTTCGACGCGGTTGCTGAGTTCTTCCCATTTTTGAAATAAGGTATTAAACCATGGCAGCGTTAACAAACTCGCTAAGCTTGACCGAAAAAATCTCGAAGTTTTATAGCCGCGAAAAGAAATACCCTCCCGCTAAAGCGTTCGTAGAATTACTAGACCAAGACAACTCCATCTTGAATCTGGTGCCTACGATGGAAGCAAACAACATCACTTCGCACGAGTACAACCAGCGCGTTGCTCTGCCGACCGTGGCAGCTCGACTGGCTGGTGCCGGTACTGCGCAATCAAAATCAGAAACCGTGCGCCAAACCGCTCACATCAAAATTTACTCCTCACTGATGAAAATCGACAAGGAAAGCTTTGAACTGGGAGGCTCTGGCAAAGAGTATGTGGAGTCAGAAATGCGCGCGCATATGTCGGCGCAAGATATTAAGATTGCATCGGAAATGTTCTACGGCTCAACGACTGACATCACGCGGCTGTCTGGCATAGCAAACACTTATAACTCACTCAGCGGGAATATTGCTGATAACGTTATCTCAGCCGGGTCGGTAACGGGCAGTGACGCTATGAGTGTTTGGATTCTTGGCCTTGGCGGCAACGGCTTGAACTTCATTTACCCAATGGGCTCGCAAGCCATGGGCTTCAGCCGCACCAGCTCTGCGGATTGGAACCCAGAAACTGATAGCAACAGCAAAACTCGATTCGTGATGTTCAACGAATTCGTGATTAACCGAGGTATTGTCGTTCCTGACTGGCGTTCATGCGTTCGCGTGTGCAACATTGATAAATCTGTACTAATGGCAGACACCACCGGCGCGACGATTAACCTCGCCACGCTGATTATCAAGGCGTACTCACGGCTGCCGTCCAAATCAATCACCGGCGTGAAATCATACGAAGTCTTTATGAACCGTGCGGCGTTTGAGGCTTTACAGACCCAGATGTATAACAAATCCAATGCCGCTTTCTCATACAGTGAGATCGAAGGCAAAACGGTTTATCAAATCAACGGCTTGAAGATCAACGTTATAGACGCGTTAATCAGCACCGAATCCACCGTTTCTTAATTGGAGTATTTAACATGATTTTTGCAGATGACATCTACAGCTCAAGCGTTGCACTAACTGCCACTGGCGCCTCCACAAACTACAAAGATTTTGGCGGCGATTTCGATAAAGGCCCGGGCACTACTCGCGGGGTTATTATCGTTGTTGAGGTTGCGGCGGATTACACATCAGCCAACGAAACCTACAAGTTCGACTTCGAAACCGACGACAACACCAGCTTCAGTTCTGCTACTGTGTTGGACACCACCGGAGCGCTCAACGGCAATACTCTGACGGCTGGTACTAAGCTATTCCTGCTGCTAGGCAACACCAACGAGCGCTACACACGGGTTAATGTCACGCTAGCCGGGACAACTCCATCGATTACTTATTCGGCATATTTCGGTTTTGCTGACGAGGTGATTAGCGGCGGCGTGATTTATGATTCCGGATTATCTGTTTGATGATTTGGTGATATACTTAAGGGGCTTCGGCCCCTTTTTTGATTATAATTACTAGGTGAAAGGCATGGCTTTATATACAGTGCAAGACGAGCAAGTAGAAATTGGCCCCAAAGACGTGGTGCGCGTTAAAGCCACCGATGACGGCTATGACAATATCGAGTTGCGTTCTGCTGGGACAGTTTTCGACATGAGCGGCAAATATTTCCAGAATAGCATCCCGTCTTGGGTTGAGATATTGGACGTTTTTGAGGCTGAAGTTAAGGTTGTTGAAGAGCTTGTAGCCGGCAAGAAAAAAGAGCGCAAATCAGTTAAATAATGAGGTGGCGGCATGAGCGTTCAGACCTACGGCGAGCTTAGAGCACAGTTGAAGCGATGGACGCGCCGCACTGACATAGACGACATTTTCGATACCATGATTGAGCTGGTTGAAAATGAAATCTATGTTGGCAAGGCCCCATTGCGCGTGCTGGACATGATAACCAACACAACAAGCAATTGCGTGGTTGATGATCGCACCATGGCGCTGCCTACTGGCTTTCTTGAGATGGTGAGTATTGAGATTGAGGCCGACGCAAACAGCACATATCCGCTAGAGTTTGTGAGCATTTCAGATAGCCCAACGACTGTATATCCGAACAGGCCGCGACGCTATACCATTACTGATGAGCTGATATTTGACGCGCTGCCAAACTCAACGTATCAAGTGAACTTCACGTATTTCAAGCGATTCAGCAAGTTGACCGAAACGAACAGCACCAACATCTTACTGCAAAACTACCCAAACCTTTATTTCTTTGGGTTGCAGGCCGCCATTTTTGATTACGCTGGCGAGCCAGACTTAGCTCAAGTTAAAAAAGCGCAATTCGACGCGGATATTTCCGGCGCCAATCACAAATTTAAAACGGGTTCATTCGGCCCAGACCTGAGAATGTCCGGAAGGATGTTCGCAGGCGGATGCAGGCTGCCAACAACCATGAGAGCGCGCTAATGGCCAAAGTGACCCGCTTCCAAAGGGTTCCGCTAAACGTCGCCGGAGGGTCGAATGAGACGCGCTCTAGGTCCGTCTCGGTAGCAAAGTTATCCAACTGGTATCCTGAAGCCACGCCAGCAGGAACCAGCAACGCAGCGCTAATGCCATTCCCCGGCATAACTGCGATTTCGTCAATTAGTGATTACGAGGCCGCCTATAACGACCGAGGAATGCACGTATTTAATGGCGTGACCTACTTCGTTAACGGGGCGCATTTATACAAGCTTGACTCGGCGTTAGCTTGTACGCAAATAGGCTCTATATATGGGTCAGATTATTGCTCTTTTGCCGATAATGGCGGAGTAATGGTTATCTGCAATGGCGCCATTCCGTATCAGTATGACGGCACGACGCTCTCGCAAATATCTGCAATCACATTCAGCCCAACCATTGTTGACTACATCGGGACCTATTTTGTATTCAACAGCGACTCGGATCAGTTTTGGGTCTCGAACAGCTTTTCCGTGGTTGTCGAGGGTGATAACGTTTCCATTTCAGAGAGTAGTCCGGACACATTTACCGCGCCAAAAGCGTTTGGTCAAATGCTCTACTTGTTCGGCACTGACTCGATAGAGCCGTGGGCGATAGCAACCGGCAGCCCTCCTTTTGAGCGAGCCACACAAGCCATCATGGAGCGCGTAGGGTGCTCTGCTAAGCACGGCATAACCAACACCGTTGAGTTTGTGTACTTCATCGACAAAAGCGGTATCCCGTACAAGATGAAGGGGTTCAGCGCTGCTCCATTCGCTCCGATTGGAGTTATAGCCAAAATACAGACCTATGACCTGACGCAGTACAGAGCGCGCAACCTAACATTTGACGGCCAGCACTTTGTAATTTTTGACTTTTACGCGGACAACCGGACGTGGTGCTATTCCGAGACTACCGACACATGGTTTCAACTAGACTCAGGGCCTAATGGCAGCCGCTACCAAGCAGGAAGCAACTGCTTTAATTACAACCTAAACATATTTATCGATAACAGTATTGGCACCATTTACAAATTAGATTTTGAAAACTTCGTTAACTCATGGGGGCCTGTAATCCGCGAGAAAACGTTTGAGTTTGTCGCTGGTGAAAAGCTCGGCAGTGTTCGCGGTGTTTACGAGATGAGCAAGGTAGTTTTCGGATTAGAGGCAGGCGTCGGTCTAGTTAGTGGCCAAGGCGAGGTCCCAGTGCTCGGTGTGCAGTGCTCCACAGACGGGAAAACATGGAGCCAAGAGCAGTTCGTTGAGATTGGCCGGAGCGGGGAATTTACGCGCAAGGTGGAGTGGTTCAACATGCTGCAATTTCAACAGCTGGCCATTCGCACGCGGTTATATGACCCTGTTGGGCTGGCGTTTTTCAGCGCTGCGATTGACGTGCGAGAGGCCGGCTACTAATGGCCACGCAAACGCTAATATTAAACAAAACGCGGCCTGACGCACTTAGAACGGCGCAGTTAGACCCATATTTTCGGTTGCTTGAGAATTTACTAGCGCAGATCGCAAAGGTGGCCGACTCAGTAGGCGATGGTGACGGCATTAGCGCGGGATATGTTCAAGCGAAAATAGATGAGTTAAATGCTATAATTTCCGACACAGACCCGCGACTCACCGCGGATTGCTCAAGCCTAACAGCTGACTCTGATTATATCTCGGCGGACATTGCATGACAGAGCAAGTGATTAATGTTGGGGCCACTGCTAACGATGGCACGGGCGACCCGATACGAACAGCATTTCAGAAAAGTGCCGCGAATTTTGCTGAGCTCTATAACTTCAGCTCACGCACAAAATTCACCTACATTTCAACACTAGCCGACCTGCCTACGCCCGTTTCTGGGGTTATCACGCTAACCACTGGCGCCTACTTTTTCACTGATACGGTGGATCTAGTCGGCAACAGAATATTGTGCTCAGGGCCGGTAAGTATTAGTGGCACATCGTCAGAAACCGCCACGCTAACCTCAACTGGGTTATCTGGTGTTGCGCTAATCACCACGACCTACTCACTACCAATCAGAAACATCACCGTGACAGCGCCAGCAGGATCAACAGCTATAAGCGCAGTGGCGGCAGATCCGACTTATGCAATAGATTGGCTTGGGGTGAATTTCCTGAATTGCCCAAGCATCGGCACAATTTCAGGGTATGGGAACGCGGTATTCACAGACGGCGCTTTTTTGAATTCGGCGGGGCTAACGTTCGACGGGAACATCGGTACGGTAGCGTTTAACACCTATCTTTTTAGTGTTAGCACTGGCACCGGAATGACATTCCCAGCGACGTTAACAATTAGCCAACACATTAGAATTATCCATTCTAGCTTCGTTGTTACAGGTGCGAATGTTGGTATTAATGTAAACTCCTCCGCGAGCGTTCCTGTTGATTCCTACATTCTTGATACTGTGAATTTTTCAGGGGGCGGCACTTACACATCAGGCGTCGCGTACAACGATAATAAAGCGCGCTTTTTGCAATGCAAGGGAATAAGCAATAGTTCCACGCTCGGCTATGCAACGATGATCGCAAACGGCACAGCCACGGTTATTGGGGCAGCTAACACGCCCGTAAAATTGGCGGGAACTTTTACACTAGAATCAATCAGCCAGCGGTGCTCGCTGTCATCTAATAAAATTGTTTATGGTGGGGTACTAACGCAGATATGTGAAATATCCGCTAACTGTTCATTAACGACCACAGCCAATAATGTTGTTGGGTTGTACATTTACAAAAATGGCGTGAAAGTGGCTAACTCTATTTCAATTGCAACGGCTACAGCAGGAGGGAAGGCGGAGAATTGCAGCACTCATACTTTACTATCGTTAACATCAAGCGACCAGGTCGATGTGTGGGTAGAGAATCAGACTGCCTCGAATAACATCACTGGTGTAAACTGCGCACTAATAATCAAA